TTCTTCTTCATCATCTCCGTAACTTTTTTGATTGCAACCACAATTTGCGCCACATCCAGATGATTGTTCTTCTTTTTCATCACCTTTGACATCTGCAATTTCTTTTAATAATTCAGTATTAGATTTGATTGCTAATGTGTATGTATCTTGATTTGCACCAACTAGTACAGGAGAAACTTCGTAAACAGTAAGGTCTTTAAGGTATCTAGCATTTGTAGTTTTACCTGTGTTATCTTTAAACTTATCAAATTCTGAATCATTAACTTTATAGCCGAATGACCATTGTTGCATATCTCCCATATTTTTTACAAGATTATATGCTTCTTTACCGGACTCTGTGTCCATAAAAAATTCGCCTTTAAAAACTGCTTTAGAATCGTCTTGAGTAATTGTTCCTTTTCCAATAGGCATATCCCATTTGTGTGACCATACCATTGGTACTTGGTCATTTTTAAAACCTGATTTAACAGCTCCGGGCATAACAATATCCCCATCACTATCTAGGGAATTGAATAAGCTGAAAACTGCTTCTACTTGACCTGACTCATCTTTGAGTTCAATATCTATATTTTTAGATTCGTTATTCATACATCCTTCAATCTTAAATTGTACAATAAAATTATCAGATGTGCGTCTTAACTATTTTATACTATGATTGTTGATTTTAGTTTTTTATTATTTATTTCTTACTAGACAATGGGTGCTTACTTGGTAGTAAATCAGTGTCATATGGTTTTCTCTTGAACTTACCTGTGCGTAAAGCTCGTAAGAAACCATTGACTCTAGCCATGGCCCATTGTTCTTCAGATTGTACATTTGGTCGTACTGAACTTGGGTTAGTTCTGTACGCACCAACACCTCTGTTATAAACAGAAATTAACATTGCTAAAGTAGCTTTATATGTTGGATTATTTTTATTATGGTCTTCTACTTTTTTAATTAATCCATTTCTAGTAGATTCAGGCATAGCCTTTAATAAAATCTGTTCTGCATGTTCAATTGTTTTTTTTCTTCTCTCTCTGACTAATTTTTTGCGTTCGTTGATAATAGATTTCATTTTTGGAACACCTATGTTAAGAACTCCACCCCATTTGATAGCAGCAATAACACCATTTAATCTACTATCTCCTTGATGTCTACCCATATAGCGTTCTCTTCTACGAACCCAGTTAAGAACTGATTCACTTCTGTCTCCGGATTGATATTTAGACCAATTTCTAAATGCGTCATTTCCAGTAAAAGAAGTTGGTGGATTACCACCATTACCAGCCATTCTCCAAATCTCTGGCCAGTTTTCTTTTAAATCTTTTGCGTAACCAAAAGGAAATTGTTTATACTTAGAGTTAGATATAGTAACTGCTCTGTTATCTCCGGGACTTGGAAAGTTAGTTATATCTTTTGCTTTACCTTCATTTTCAGGTTTACTCATTACTTCTTCAAATTGTTCGTGAGTAGCACAAGCCATATAATAAACTTCGCCATCTACTTCATATTCATGAGCACCTTCGCAACCTAATACTTTAGCTCTTTCTTCAGCTTCTTTTCTTGTATTAAATACTTCAGGCATAACTTCTGCTTTTTCTTCAGGGCTATACAAGTTGTCTCCAACTTCATACATAACTTCTGCTTCTTCTAAAGAAACTTTTATTTCTTCAATAACTCCTGACTTTTTGTTATTTAAAAAACTTTCAGCTTCTTCTCTTGTCTTAAAACATTTAATTATTTCCCCGTCTTCGTGGCTAATTACACAGTAAGAACCATTAGGCATTTCTGCAATGTATTTTTCTTCTTGCATGTAATTAGGAGTCAAAATTCTTACAGGTTCTCTTTCTACTTCAGGTGGAAAACCTGTAGTGGAAAGTGCTTTACCCTCATCATTGTTATTAGCAGGCTTAGGTTCAGGTGTAGGTGCAGCTGGTTCTCCAGCAACATCATTAAGAAGTGGTGTTCCATCTTCTCTAACTTGAATCATGTTAAGTGGACGCAAATAAACATCATGTCGTTCATCAGCGTCAAGACCTACAACTTTTCTAGCTTCGCCAATTGTTACCCAACCCCCTTGTACGGCTGTATTCATTCGTTTATAGAGATTGTCTTTGTCATCAGCTAAAGCTCTGACGCTTGTAACATCATACTCACAGTATTCGTTATCAGCACCATCAAACTCTGGTCGTAACAATTGATGAGTCAGTTCTTGCGCAACCATGTTCCACATTGGGACCATTTTTGACTCTGTAAAGAACTCTCTAAGTTCTTTTGTATTCGAATAAGTCGCCGAATCCAATCCAGCCCCGAGGCCGGCGAGAACTGCTGGAACGCCAAGAACTGCTGACACTCTTTCTTCTGGGATTCTTCTTAATTCAGCTAACTTCATTTGGTCTGGAGAGAAAGATACTATTTCAACATTCATAGCACCAGATAAGACCATAGGCGCACCTCTGTTCTTACCACCAAACTTTTGCTTATACATATCTGCAATAGCTTCAGCTTCTTCTCTCGTTGGGCCACCCATAGCGTCATCTCTTGGTGAGAGAATTACTCCGGGTACCGCCATGTTATGTAATAAAGCCGCAGTGTATTGTCCTGCTGCTTCGTCTCCTGCTATCTCTCTTAGAACGCCTCTAAGTGGAGCAAGACCACGCCTCATGTTACTAGGGTCAACATTTTGGCGTAAGTGAACCATATCTGCTTTTTCTATGCGTACAGAATCTTCCCCCTGTACACCGCCTTGTGGTTGATACTGATAATGAGTTATAAGTTCGTTCTCATTTCCTTTTGCTTCAACCAAGTGAGGCATAAGAGGGACTAGCTCAACAACTACGCCTCTAGCATTTCTATTTTTATAGATAAAAGCGTCACCGTTGGCATTTAAAGCTGTAACAATATAGTTTGCTAACAACTGTTGTGTCATGTAAGGATTAGGTCTTCTAAATAGTTTTGCTAATTCGTGATTCATGTCTTGTGCATAATCACCTTCGTTATTTCTAGTAGCAACTAAAAGTCCCGGTTCTGCAAATGCAGTAGCCAATACACTAAGACATGCGATAACAGCAGAGTTACCAGTTCCGTCACCTAGTTCTGCTAGTTTTTTGTGGTCGAAATAACCAGATTGGGTGTTGTAACCCATAACTGCTTGATTAAGATATGAATACTCTGATTGGTTTACAATTAAACCTTTTTGATTTGCTTCTCTTCTAATTCTTGCGTCAGTTGGTGCATTTAACCAATCTAACGCTTTTGAAAATCTTGACTTCTCTTCAGCCATTAATACGCGCTCCAGCTTCTTTGTTCTTGCAACATTTGAACGCCGTAAGATAAAGTATCGATAATATCATCATGAGCTCCAGCAGGAAAGGTCATAATTTCTCTTTCCACTTCTGGTAGCCAATGTGTATCTCGTAATAAAAATACATCACCTGCTTCCATACGGGCAGATAAAGGTAGTGCGCGTGTAACTTTGTCTTTATCCGTCTTAAGATTTCTCACACGAATACCAGCTCGTTGCGCCATCTGGATTATCGTGGTTTGAAAACCTTGGCGTTCTATACCTACATATTTTAGCTTATTTTTATCCATTGCGCGTTTTATCGCTGGAATAATGTCTGGACCTTCTAATTTTGCTCTAGTCATATCAATAACAAGTAATCTATTGTCTGGAGTTTTTGCAAATGATGTGATTACTGTAAAGTCAGAGTCTTTGTTTGTTGTAGTAGCTAAGTCAACAATTCCAAATTTTTCTAGATTACTTAAATAATATTCTGAGCCTTCAACAATACATTTTAAATTTCCTGCTTGGTCTGGAACAATAGCGAAGTAGTGTAACCATTCTGGTTTCAACATACCTTGACCTGCATCAACAAACTCTGCTAAGTACTCTTGTGCAAAAACAATAGAGCCAACTTCTACTCTAGCTGCCTCAACTTCTGCTGGGTCAATCATGGGATTATCAGTAGTAGCAAATCTAAATCTTTGCCAATTGTCTGCTTCTTCTGCTACCTCCCATAAATCATAAAACCAGTTATCTCTTCCAATAGGAGTTGAAATAAATAATGCAGAACCTTTTCTTTCTGTAAGTGTAGGTCTTAAAACTTCTTGCCAAACTTCTGGTTTTACGAACGCAGCCTCGTCCATAACAAGAAAGTCCAAACCTTCACCACGAAGTCTTTGTGGGTTATCAGCAGACCTTACGGCAATAGAGCCCCCGTTAGCTAAATCAATCTGCATATTAGCTAAAGATACTTTTGGTTCTATTTCTCTAGGAAATGATTTTGCACTTGCAGCAATATCACGCCAACCAACTCTAGCAATTGAAAATGTAGGTGCTACCCACCAAGCTCTTCCACCTTTTAGTGCAACTTCCATACACAGTTGCACACCAAGTCGTGTTTTACCAAATCGTCTACCTGCGCAAAGAATTTTCCATCTTGCATCAGATTTTGCTACTTCTAACTGTCCTTTATGTAAAGGAGGTAAAGTAGGAACATACTTATTTCCCATTCCTCCATTGTAATACAAGAAACCCTTTTAGAAGTTCAGTATATTCATACTTAGTATTTCGTTGTTGTCTTCCGTCAAAGATATCGTGATGTTCTTTACAAAGAATACAAACATTCATTGGGTCATCAGATATATTTCTGTCGCGTCCACCCATACCCTTTGCTCGTAGATGAGCCATCTCTAGCCATTTTTTGGAATTGCAGTTCGGCCATTCGCATTTATAA